TTCTGCCAGTCTAGATCTCCGGGTCTTAGTGTCACCGCAAAACCTCAACCCACGTTACCTCGTAGATCTCATCTACAAGATCTCCCTCGCGAGTTTCTCCGTCCTCATCACAGACAGTAAGATCTATATCTCCGTCAACCTCTCCTGCGTAACCTTGCGAGATCCTTGCGGAGTCAATTGACTGAAAACCATTTCCTAGGCTTATGGATATTCCATCACGTTGAAGCGCTGATGCTAGTGCACGGCGGATTAACTCGTTCTCAAGATCAACGTGCTCGTCGGTAAAGAAAACAACCGATTCATCAAGAAAAGGATCATATCCCTCTCCGGTCCACTCCTTCCATAGGAGTTCGCCCTTCCTTGAGTCCTGCATCCTGCTCCAAATCACTAGTAAGTGGAGTCATCGTATACTAAGTGGAGTCAAAATGCGTGGATAATCACCGACTAATTTTCAACATGTAAATTCCATGGCCCTGCCCGTGAAAGTGTCTTAGAGAGGAACTGAGCGCCTGAGATCTGCGCCGTATCGGGCTACTTACAGGTTATTAAACGTACCGAGGTTAAGTTCGCCGTTTGCGTCAGGCCATAGGTACTGGTAGAACTCCGGACGGTACCCGTTATCCTCAGGGTAGCCAAACTGCGAGTACCAGGGATAGTCCTTGCGTAGAAGAGCTACCCTGTGGGTTGAGGCAAGTTGCTCGTACTTGTCGTTATCCTTCATCCACCAGGGATACGTAAGTTTATCCTCAACGCGATCTAGCTCAAGGGCACGTAAAAAAGTTGCCTCGATCTTAGGAAGCATGGTGGAGTTATACCCGCGCTCTAGCCAGACCTTACACATCGTGTTTGCGTATAGAACCAATGCCTTTTCATGCCCTGCCCACATCTTCGCCGCAGGGTGGTTGCGCCAGCCTTTAGGGTCACGGTGTTCACCGCGAGGATCGAGTTGGGTAAGAGTTAACAGAAGTTGCCACGCCTCAAGAACCTGCTTGTTTAATCGCTTGTTGTCGAGCTCCTGAGCAATACGCTCAAAGGAGTCAGTCTGTGGTAAAAATGTCTGCATGTACCTGTCCTTTTGTCATTGAGACAATTATATCACAGGTTTTTTACTTTTCCTCCGGATTTACGTCCTCAACAGGAACGTTTTCCTCATCAACCATCTCCTCGATGGACTCGATAGGTACGTATATTCCAACCACGGTTACCTTTCCGCAGGTTATACACTCGCAGACCGCACCGGGGCTAAGATTTAGAGGAACGCTTACGTTTACAAGTCGTGTGATGATGTTTCCGCGCTCGTCGACGCTATCCGGCTCCCAGACACTATTTTCCTGTATCCAGCACAGCTCGCACTGTGGAACAAGATCCTCGTCGTAGTCTCTAATCATTAACCTTTAGCTCCTATGGGACTAGAGTACCACTTTTTCTTCGCCGCGTGTCGGGAGAAGTCCTTATCTGCGTTGATTAAAAATTCTCGATCTCCAATTTTTTCAGGAGCATCTCCCTCAGGATTTCCCTCAAGCGAGTTTTTTATCGCGGTTGCGATGTATTTTCCAGCCTGCACCGCAACAGCCTTGCCCCACACCGCTGATAAGGACGAGTAATCTCTAACGCTCTCAATGTCCCAGTCATCAGGAAGTCCCTGCATGCGTGCAGCCTCCCGGTGGGTTATAAGTCTTGGCTCGGTTGGATGAATAACGTGATCTAGCGCTGATCCGGTGAGAACGTTACACCAGTGATCCTCCTTCCATCGATAAGGCTGTGAGAAACCTAGCTTAAAGTTCTTGCGTAAAACTCTAGGAGATATGTCGATCCACTTCTGTGGAAACTCTCCGTTGTTCATGTCTACTGCCTTCTTAATCGCACCACCAAGATCACCGTTACCTTGCCAACCTTCGTTTCCAATGATGTCAAACACCTCCTCGATACGTTGAGCGTGTATGTTGGTCTTTCCCATGTGACCGTTTACAGTTCCGCTCTTTGATCTTAGGTGCTTAACCCACTTACTTGCGGGAGCAACGTATCTTTGCTCGTTCCATGACTGCGGCATCTTTGCAAGATCTCCAATGACGTCCATAATTCTTGGAAGTTCCTTTGGCTCCGTGTGTGGCACGTTAAACTTAATTCCACTTCTTACCGCTACCCAGAAGTATCTTGGGCGATATGAAAATCCACCGACCTGCAGGTTGTTGTGTTTTACATGATAAAGATCATACTTCTTACCTGATACATCCTCGACCATGCGTCGGTAGCTGTTCATTACGTCTCTACCTTGTGTGTAAGCCTGCTGTACACACTCAAACACAACTGCCTTTGGAGCAACTCTACCTGCGTAGCGCATAAACGCCCGCGTATGCTCGTGTGCCTTTGCGTCAGGCCCACGGTTAGCCTCACCCGACCACACCGACCATCCGGAGCACGGAGGACAACCTACGACAACGTCAGTTTTCTTAACCGGCCACTCGCCTGGATCATCTGAGAAGTGATGCGTCCAGTTATCTCCAAGGTGGTGACGGTTAGCCTCGGCAACCGGATTTCCAAAGTTTAATGTTCCAGTGCGTAGTTTCATCTCCATGCCTGACTGCACAAAGCCTAGGCTCATGAAGCCGGCAAGACCGTTACAGTCAATAAAGTTAAGATCAGACAAGTGTACACCTCTCCTAGTTAGCCACGGAAGGACTGTATACCGCCTTCACCGCGGATGTCCTGCCTATTCCGCGGTGTTTTCTTTTAGTCCAACCTCGTAGCCGCAGCCTGCGTATCCGGCGATGTCTATCCACGTATCTGGCTTATAAGGTGATCCTTCTCCTGCGTCTCTAGATAATTTTACAAGTATCAACGCGGTTGCCACGTCTCTACGTGTAAACTTTCTTCCAAACGCGGTAGACCAAAACTCGGCTATGCGCCCAAAGTTATCATACGGTCCTCCGTAGTCTGTGTCTCTTGACCCAGAAATTAACGCGGCAGCCTGCCTAAGAGCCTCGACGCGTGGAAGTGTATTTTCAGTATTATCTGTCATGTTACCTAGTCCTCCAGCTTAGTATTTACAGTTACATATCCGATAAGTTCTCCACCTTGTTCATTGCTGCGTAACTTAATCTCGGCAAGAGCAGGTAGATCCTCGTTTTCATTTCCCATTATGCGTCTCCACTCGGCCGTGGCCTTGTCTCTAACCTCGGCAAGGTTCTTTCCTGAGACGATGTAGTCGATAGAAAGTCTCACTAGCGAACTCTCTTCTGTAGTTGATACGGTGTGTAGTGCGTGCCATCAAGAACTGGTGCCTTGTCATCGTTAGACTTAAAGATTATGTCGCCGTAGCGTACCGCGACTACCTTTCCGCGTCTTCCGTTGTGTATAACTCCAGTATCTCCGTCGTACGCATCACTCTTTACACGTACCTCATCACCGACAAGTATGGCGCCCGGTTGAGCGTCAGTCCATACCTCGTCTGGCTTATCTGGAAGTATCGAGTGGTTCACCGCAAGTTTTGTAAACAACTCGACGGTTTCCTTTACCTGGTTACTAGATAACTTCATCTCGTTCCAGGTTTCAAGTAGCTTAAGTATGGCGGTTCCAACACCAACCTTAACCTTTGCCTCCTGCATTTGACCTTTAACCCAGTCAAAGTTTACCTCTGGCATTTTATTCCTCCTCGTCCTTAGGTAGACACTTACTGCACATCTCAGGTTGCTTACCAACCCCTACGTCATCGATTGCTCGATAACAGATGATGCACTTGACACCGCTGGTCTTTACCTTATATCCTTCTAGTTGTCTTTTCTTGTTCTTTTCCATCTTCTCTAGATATAGACGATCAAGTACCTCGTCTGTTCCACCCGCCGCAACGATTATGTTTGCAACAAAGTGAAGAACGTCAACCGCCTCCTTCACAATCTCCTCGCGATCAGCGTAAGGTTCATCGTGTTGCCAAGGCTTCCATGAGATCGCCTGGCGCATCTCGGCAAGTTCATCGTCGATGGCAAGCATGTTCCACCGCATGTATTCAACTAACTTGCGGATGTTGTTTGGCTTGTCACCCTCCATCTCATCGTAGTTGATGAAATAGACATTTTTTTGAAGATCACGTGTTTTTCTTAACCAACCTTCAAACAATATTCCCATTGCTATGCCTTTCTGCTAAATATCTCAAGTGAGTCTGATAGCATGACTGCCGCATCCCGCTTGTTTGGAATTGACTGTACGTACGTTTCTCTTTGTTCCTTTGCCAGCTTGTTTCTTTCATCCGCTGACATTTCCTCGATACTTGACGCGATGTGAAGCCAAGGTTCTCCTAGGGCACCACTTTCACGCCAGTCAGTTGCAACCGGTGTAAGCGCATTTATAGATTGAACTAGTCTGTACGTCCACCAGGTTCCTCCGGTTTGGTACGGACTAATAAGTGCGCCTATTCCACTTGCGATCTGTGCGGAAACCTGTTCATCTGTCCAACCCTTGTGCCACTTCATCGGCACGGTAGGACTTGATAAAGTTGCAAGTGTAGATTTAGTCCAGTTGGTTGAGA